CTATCATATTGCCCTCCGCATTACAGACGATATCAACCTGCGACGATGGATCCAGCGGTGGTGTCATTATTCCCAACTCAAATTGAATCTTATTAAACTTGCTCATATTAATAGCACCACTTGGTTGAAAATCTGCGACATTGTTATTGAGACAAAAGTTGTAACAGTATAGTCCATCCGGACCATTTCCATTGGTTCGCGTATACTTTTCGACATAATTGAATATACCCGCATCCATTGTATTCTCGCGATACTTTCCGTCTAATAATAATCCCCATGTTTCCATAATATCCTTTTGGTTTTCTGGATAATATTTACCAGAAATCATTATTGACGATGGATATTGTTGTATATTATTATTATTATCAGAATCAAAGTCATATTCAGGAGTTAAATATTCTGATACGGTACTCCAATCAGCACCATCATAGTCCAATTTGTCGACATTGGTATTATTCGCGGTCTCTACATTATATGGAAGGAAATCATAAGGCCAATTAGTATAATTTGACCACTGATTGCGTTCGGCAATGTCGCTTCGCTGTAAAAACCACATCCAACTAGAAACCATGCCTCTAGTTTCAATGTCAATTATATTGGAACTGGTAACATTCTTATATATATGAGTGTATACTTGTTTTATCAAGTAATTCTGTTCGTTCAATTGGAATACGCGCTGTTCATCTTCAGATAAAAATGCGTAGGTGCTTATTAAATGTATATCCGTATCCCAGTTTGTTCGCGTGTCCGTAAAATCTTCATCCAATAGACCAGCTGTTGGGGGTGGGTGTAAAAAACGATGAAACTGCTCTTTAGCTTCATTTAAATTAGATTGATGATAATAGCTCCCGTCATCAACGTTGTCGGGAATGTGGCGGATTACATACAACTCCTTGACAGGTCTTATATCAACCTCAATATGAAATTCGTTGTATTGGAGCGCGGCAATAGGGAACGCCATTTTAGAGGCTATCGTGAACCATATATTAAGCGGAATGTATAGCGAACGCGACCGTATGGATGGTTCGGGTCCTGACGACCCATCCATCTTATACGCATTCGGATAGACATTTACTCTATCGTGCGCATTTGCGGGGTCGTTGAGTTCGGGAACGTGGCCAATCATTTTATAGTATAGCTCCTTCTTATTGGCATCATAATCCCTTTCAATCATATTGTGTAAATATTGCCCTGTGAATTCCTGAATAACTTGGCCGCCAATTGTGAACCGAATACGCTCTATCATTTGAGACCCTAGATGTTTAATCCATTTAAATTCGTAAGGTCTCCATTTATTAACGATGTTATTATCATGTCTCTCCTTATCCGGAGGTATAATTGGACTCCATATGGTTGGGAGCTTAACAACTAAATACGTGTCCATTATTAAATCGCCACCAGTTCGAGGCATTTTAAATTTAAAATTAGAGGTCGCACTCATATTTAAGGTTCTTTGTCCATCATAGTCAATCCGAAATTTTTGTAAGCCAAAATTGGTATATTTAGCATAAGTGCATTTAAAAAAACTTTTAGTAGGATTACCCGTTAGAATTATATTTTGATTGCCTTCTGCTATTAGATTCATAAGACCACCAGGCATATTTATATAATAGTCATATTATTATTTAACTATTATTAAACTATTATTTAATTATTATTATTTAATTATTATTATTAAACTATTATGAATGAACATCGTTAAAATATAATTATATATATTATACAACATAATGTCTGACGCAATAAAAAAAAACTACGACAAAATGTTAGATACCGTTAAAAATTCAATTAATTTAAAAAAAGCAAAATTAGTTCAATTAGGCGTGTTCATGGTCGGAACATTAATGGTTGCATTATTGTTTATTTGGTCTTATTCCAAACTGACATTATCCAGCGCCAACTGCAGTAATATAAAAAAAAACAAAATGAATGTTTCTGAATTAAAACCATTCGGATATACAAAACCACAAGAAGAGATAGATGACCCCAATAAGACATATGGCGATTATCGGCTCCGCGATTTCTATGTGAAAACTGCGTATAACTGTTGTGCGAGTGGAACATTTTCCCACGATTTTGTAAACGAGTGTGCTCTTGAAAACTGTATTCAGTTAGGCGCAAGATGTCTTGATTTTGAGATATACTCTTTTGATGATATTCCAATTATTGCCGTGTCTACTGATAGAAGTTTTGGTATTAAAGAAACATATAATTACTTAGAATTTGATAGAGTAATTGCTAAGATTAGTAATATGGCATTCACATCCGGAATAGATAGTGCAGGAGTATGTAAAACTGATCCATTAATATTACACTTTAGAATTAAAACAAATAATAAAGATATTCTGGACCAGATGGCCGATTCACTCAACAAACATTTTTATGATAGGCTTCTTAGTCGAAGGTATAGTTATCAATATAATGGACAAGATTTGGGAAATGTAGAGATGAAATATCTTAAAAGTAAAGTTATTATAATAACTAATAACGTAGAAAAAATAAATATCGAAGGTACGAAATTATACGAGTATATTAATATAATCAGTGGTGGTGAAAATATGAGATATACCAGAAAGACTGAGATTACTGCTGGTGGTGATATGGAGGAGATAAAAAATTTCAATAAAGAACGTATGTCTATATGTATACCCGATATTGATGTATCGCCTATTAATATGGATTGGAGACAATTGACACATAAAGAGGGGGTTGACCCAGACGACAATACTAAAATGATACCTATTGGGTATGGTATTCAATATGTAGGAATGTCGTTCCAGAATAATGACGAGTTTTTGAAAGATTATATTAGCGAATTTAATCGCCATAAGTCGTCATTTATTTTAAAACCAAAACTATTCAGAAAACAAAACGCACAAACGACATTAGAAATTGGAAACGCTATAAAGCTCGCACAAGAGAGTCAGAATTCTCAAAATATGTTAGGTAAGGGTGGTGGTTTTGTAATGTAATAATATATCGATTAATAATATATCGATTAATAATATATGCGCGGTAAAAATCCCTCTTTTGAAGAAAGAGAATTAGAAATATTGAGAGAAGCAGTAGACAAAGCTGAGAATCGAGTAAATAGCAAGCTCGCCCAATCTGATTTAATACGTGATGTTAATGTAATTGTAGAACAATTTATTCGCGATAAGAAACTCATATGTTATGGTGGTACAGCCATTAATAATATACTACCAATGGAAGACCAGTTTTACGATAAGAATATTGATATACCTGACTACGATTTTTTCTCAGTAAACGCTGTTAATGACGCGAAGGAACTGGCAGATATATACTTGAGTCGGGGATATTCTGATGTGGAGGCGAAATCCGGCGTTCATAAGGGAACATATAAAGTGTTCGTAAATTTTATTCCTGTGGCCGACATCACTTATATTGTGCCAGAGATATACAGGTCATTAAAGAAGGACATTATAAAGGTTAATGGACTTTCCTATGCTCCGCCGAATTTCCTGAGAATGGGGATGTATTTGGAATTGTCGCGCCCTGACGGTGACGTTAGTAGATGGGAAAAGGTTCTCAAGCGGTTAGTGTTGCTCAACAAAAATTATCCTATTAAGAATTCTAGATGCGATTCTGTAAATTTTCAAAGGGTTTTTGAAGGCGAACAAGGAGACCGAGACGATATATATTATTCTATTCGGGATTCTATAATTGACCAAGGATTAGTATTTTTTGGGGGATTCGCCAGCACAATGTATGGCAAATATATGCCACAAAAACAGCGAAAACAGCTTTTAACAATACCTGATTTCGACGTATTAACCGAAGACCCTGAAAAAACTAGCACGATAATCAGAGAGCGTCTTAACGAAAAAGGGTATAATAAAGTGAAAATTGTTAAGAAGGCGCCAGTGGGAGAACTAATCGATACTCATTATGAAATTATAGTTGACGGAGAAACTCTATGTATTCTATATAAACCGAATGCGTGTCATAGTTACAATGTTATCAAAGTTGGAAAGAAAAAAATAAAAATTGCGACTATTGATACCATGTTGAGCTTTTACTTGGCATTCATATATGCAAATAGACCTTATTTTGATACCGAGCGATTGCTGTGTATGTCGGAATACCTCTTCACGGTTCAATCAAAAAATCGTCTCAAACAAAAGGGGCTTCTCAAGCGGTTCACAATAAACTGCTACGGGAACCAGAATACGATGGAAGATATACGCTCGGCGAAGGCGAATAAGTTTAAGGAACTTCAGAATAAAAGGGGGTCATCCGAGTATGAAGAGTATTTTCTACGCTACACGCCAGGAGATATTAAAGATAAACAAAAAACAAAAAAACAAAATGAAAAGAAAAAAAAGACAGGCAAGAAGAGGAAACAGAGCCCGCGCAAGAAGACCCGAAAGAAAACGCGATTTTCTAAGTTAAAAAACCAACTTGGACTATAAATTAATTTTATAAAATATACTATATTCTATAAAACGTTATACTGTATCTAACTTGTAATGTTATTTAATTCCATTAAAAATAATATCATCGTATATTCTCCAGCATATATTAATAAATCCATTAAATAATTTCGAATTTTTCACATAATGGGGGATAAATTTAT